ATATTATATATGCTTTTGATACTAAGACACCACTGCCTGATGGCGCTTTAAGAATTACTAAGTGGTTAGGTATATCGCATACTAATTTTATTTATGATGCTGATGAACGCAAGTTATTGTTCTGTCAATCTAATGGCTTGGCTGAATACTTTGGTTCTCAAGATAACGGCAGTTCATTTAACTTTAAGTATTACACTAACTACTTTGATTTAGGTAACAGTAATGTTACTAAGATAGCCAAGAGACTAAGTATAACATTGATTGCACCAGACAACCAAACCTTTGTAACTAAACTAGGCTTTGATTACTCCACTAATTATTTTAGTTATACCTATGTTATTAAAGGAGAAGGCACACCTTACTACTATGGTATAGATGAATATACAGCAGCAGAGTATTCTAGTGGGGTGGGTATCGCAACAGTTAGTAATTCTGTGGGTGGTAGTGGCAAGGTGTTACAAGCAGGTTTTGAAACAGAAATTAATGGCGCGCCTCTTAGTATTCAAAGAGTAGATGTATTTATTAAATCTGGAAAAACACAATAAAGGTATTATAAGATATGAGTAACTATGTAAAAGCCACAGACTTTGCTTCTAAGGATGCCTTATTGACAGGCGACCCTTTAAAAATTGTAAGTGGTACAGAAATCAATGATGAGTATAACGCTATTCAAACTGCGGTAAACACCAAGGCAGATATAAATAGTCCTACACTAACAGGTACACCTACTGCTCCTACTGCTCCGGTTGGTACAAGCACAACACAATTAGCTACTACTAATTTTGCTACAGTAGCAATACGGGCTTTATACCCAGTAGGAACTATTTATACTAACGCAAGTAACGGCACTAACCCAGCCACCTTATTAGGTTTTGGTACTTGGGTAGTGTTTGGTGCTGGGCGTGTTATGATTAGCTTGGACAGTAGCAACCCTCTTATGGACTCCGCAGAAGAAACTGGCGGTACTGCTGATAGCGTAGTGGTAGAACATAATCACACTGCTGATTCTGCGGCGGAGGGAAACCACTTCCATAACTTAATAGCTAAAACTGGGGGTGGTTCTACTGATAATGATGAGAGTGGTGAGTTTACTGAGAATACAGGTAATAGTTCTGGTAGGACAGCTAGTGCTGGGGCACATGACCATGTTATCACTATTGATAATGAAGGTGTAAGCGGTACAAACCAAAACTATCAGCCTTTCATTACTGTATATATGTGGAAGCGTACAGCCTAGTATGAAAATAACACATTTCCCTAATCAAGACGTAGATACTATTTATTATAAAATAAAAGATTATCTAGAAGGTTGTGCTAAATACACCTATGGTAGGTTTACAGCACAAGACATTAAAAACAATATAAAAAATAACTCGCATCAACAGTTATGGATAGCGCATAAAGAAGATAAAATCTATGGCTTTGTTGTAACTCAACCTACTCAATACCCACAGAAAAAAGTATTAGATATGGTTTTTACTGGTGGTATAGAGTTAGAACTTTGGAAAGAAGATATGTTAAAAACAATACAAGGCTTTGCTAAATCAACTGGGTGTGAAGTTATTGAGTCACAAGGTAGAAAAGGTTGGGGTAAAGTCTTTAAAGAAGATGGGTTTGAATCCCGTTTTATGTTCTATGAATTACCAGTAGAGGAGATAGTATAATGGGTAGTGGTGGAGGAGGGTTAAGTGGTGCTTTATTTGGCAATACTCAGTCTACTAATGTAAAGATAAACAAGAATGTAATGAAAGCTGCTGAGGAGGCTAAGTTTAAGCCTTACACTTTAGCTACTACTACAGGCAGTACTACATGGGATAAAGGTAAAAATGCTTTCTCTGTTGATTTATCAGAACCCCTTAAAGGTATTCAACAAGAGTCCTACCTTGGTGCGCAAGGGTTATTACAAGAAGTACCTGAAGCATTTGGAAGAGAGGTAACTCCTTTTGAGTTTGAGCGAGACTTACAAGGTCGTACTGCTGATATATACTCTGAACAGGCAGGTCTACTAGAACCAGCTTTTGCACAGCAAAGACAACAACTACAGTCAGACTTATTTGGTAGTGGTCGTATGGGGCTTATGCTTGCAGGAGAGGCTGCTGGAGCAGGTGCAGGTGGTATGGTAAACCCTGACGCATATGGACTCGGTAGAGCGCAATCTGAGACGTTAGCTAACCTAGCTGCCCAATCTAGAGAACAAGCCCTTGGTGAACAACAACAGGCATTTGCTATTGAGTCTGGTATGTTTGGTATCAATGAGGCTCTTGAACAACAACGAGCAACAAACTTGTTAGCTGGTGGTACTGGATTGTTTGGTATTGGTGGTTCTGTTTCTGATAGAGAAGTTCAACTTATGCAACTTGGTCTTACTGCTGAACAAGCAAGGGGCGCTGCTTCTGCTCAAGCTGGTCAGATATTAGTTGGAGGACAAAATGCTGCTGCTAGTGCAATGAACGCATCTGCTAATATGATGGGTGCTAACCAAGAAGCTAAGAATAATAGTATTGGTGGGCAGTTTATGGGTAGTTTTGGACAGTCTATGGGACAAGGTGGTGCTCAGGCTGCTGCGTCTGCTGCAATGCAGATGATGGGTATTAGTGACATAAGACTTAAAGAAAACATTGTTAAGTTAGGTAAGTATGGCAGTGGTTTAAATATGTACACTTGGGATTGGAACGAAGAGGGTAAGAAGATTGCACACCCTGACCAACCTACTATAGGTGTTATGGCACAAGAAGCTATGTTAGTGTTCCCTGAAGCTGTTATGAAAGGTGATGATGGGTACTTAAGAGTTGATTACGGGAGAATTTCATAATGGCTGAAACAATGTTTAAAACTGCACAAGAGTTGCTTGACCAACGCAGAAAAGATACACAAGATAATTTACTAACTATAAAAGCTATTGAAGGAAAACAAAGAGAAAGACCTTTATCTGGCTATGCTAAGTTTGGTGGTATGCTTGGTAAAGCAGCTGGAGAAAGCCTTAAAGATTACTTAGGTGTTAAAAGTGAAGACGATTACTTAAGGGACTATGAAAATGGTATTGAACAAAGAAGAGTATTGGAGCAGAGTTTAGGACAAGAAGGTTCTTTGTATAGCCCCGAAATAGCCTCTCAAATAGATAGGTTTATTGAAGAGTCTGGAAGTAATTTATCTCCTGAAATTAAAAGGGCTTCAGACTTTACCAGAGCCATGAAAGGTCTTACTGGAGATGATCTTAATGATCCAATGAAGGTAGCTAAGGTATATAATGATTTTGGGTATACTAAAGAAGCTGTAGATTTATTACAAAATAATAGAATGACTCCTTACCAAGCTGCACAGATTAAACTTAGTGGGCAAGAGCTTGAGCAATATGATAGAATGACTCCTTATCAAGCTGCACAGGTTAAACTTGGTAGGCAAGAACTTGAGCAATATGATAGAATGACTCCTTACCAAGCAGCACAGATTAAACTTGATCAACAAGAACTTGCGCTATTTGATGATATTGGTACACCAAATGCTGGTAGTACACAACCACCAATCGTGACAGCGAAAGATTTAGGTTTACCAGAATCTCAATCAGAACAACCAGAACCTAGTATTATGGATAATGTTAGTGAATTGTATGATAACGCATCAGGAGTTGTAAGTCAAGCAGTGTCGTCTGTAGATGCTAGTGGTTTGTACGATAGCGCAGTAAGTGCTGTAGACCAGGCAATGACATCTTTAGATGATTTCTTTACTAGAGGTGGTGCTTCTACAAACGCATTTAATCTTAATGATTATGCAACATCTAAAGGTGTTGAGTTAAATACTTTAAACCCTTTGCAAAAACGTGAACTCTATATGCAAGGTATAGAAGAACGTAAGAAAGCATTTTCTAATAGAGTTAGAGAGCAATCGAAATCTGCTGTCCAAAACGTATTACCAACTAAATAAGGTTATCTATAATGGCTGAACGCATCTCAGAAACTTTAGTCCGTGCAGATGATGGACAAGTGTATGAAAAAATAGGAGAAGATCAGTATACATTGTACCAAGGAGAAGTACCAGAAGAAACTACTGCAGAGAGTCCATCTGCGGGAGATGTAGTTAAAGGCGTTGCAGCAGAGGCTTCTATAGCAACTGCTGGTCAGGCTGTTGGGGCTTTTACAGGACCTCTTTATCCTGTAATTGCTTTTGGCTCTGGGGTCGCTGGAAGTTATGCTGCACAAGAAATAGAGGGTAGAGAAGATATTTCACTTGGACGTTTAGTTACGGCTGGTGTTATTAATATGCTGCCGTTTAGCTCTACTGCAAAAGGGGTAAATGCTGGCACTAAAATAACAAAAGAAATTGTAACAGAAGCTGCTAAAACAGAAGCTAAACGAGGGGCTGCTATTGGTGCAGGGGAAGCTACTGCTGTGTCTATTATTGATAATCAACGACTTCCTACTTTTGATGAGCTTGCTAGTTATGGTGGTGTAGGGGCTTTGTTTGGTGGTGGTGTGGGCGCATTGACTCCTAAAGTTGCTAAGTCTTTTAGTAAAGTGTTTGGCAAAAGTATTAACGAAATAGACGAAGCAGCTGCTAGAGGTGATTTAAAAGAAGAAGACTTAGTTAATATGGGAGTTGCAGCTGACGAAGCAGATGCTCGTAAAATTATATTAGATGCTTCTAATAATGTTGCAGATAAACAAGTAGCTAAAACACTAAACGATGCTTTAAATTTACAAGGTGGTTCGCTTTATGAAAGGTTTAAAACTTTAATTATTCCATCTAAAATAACAGGTAGGGAAGTACAAGATATAGCTTTTTATGCACGCAATGAAATTAAAGCAATGCAAGAATTAGGGAGTAAACTAGGAAGACGTATTGATAACTTTTTAAAAGAAGACCCTAGATTGTCAGACGACATTAATAGTTTTTTAGATACTGGCATACTTTCTCCTAGTTTAAAACAAAGCAGTATTGCAGGAGACTTAAGTGTTTTTAATAAGTCCGTGTTAAAAATGCAATATGAATTACTAGACCAGCTTTCTGAATATAAGTTTTCTAATTTAAATAAAAAGTCTCAGAAAGAATTATTAAAAGTTGTAAGAAACAGCATAGGTCCTGGTAGTCCTCAATACACAACTAGGCAATATGAGCTATTTGAAAACCCTAACTTTGTAGTTGATCCTGTTAAAAAGACTGCGGCTATTAACGAAATAGCCCAAAAGATAGTTAACAAAAACCCTAAAATAACTGAAGACAGAGCTTTTAAAATGGCTAGTAATCAGGTTAAACAACTTATTAACAACTCTGCTAAAAATAGACAACTCAAAAATGACACTGCACTGATGTCCGGTTCAGCTGACTCTGTGTTAAGAGCACGTACAAATCCAGGCAAAGCTGAAAGAGCTTTTTTGGGAGAGATAGTAGACCCTGGTGAGCGTATTCGAGGAACTCTTGATAATGTTGGTAGGCTTGTTTACAAAAACAAAGCGGACATTAACATAGCAAATGCTTTGGAGAAAGTGGGTTTAGCTTTTAAAGAAGCCCCAGATGACTCTATGTTTACTCCTCTTGTTTTAAGGGGCAAACTTAAAACTGATTTGTTTGTTCCTAATAATGTTCAGTATGCTTTAGATAAAACTTATTTAGCTGGTTATAACACAGCTGGTGGAGATGTAATAAAAGAAGGTCTTAGGGATTTTTATGAAGCCTCTGTTGGTGCGTCAAAAGCTGTTAAAGTTATACTAAACCCACCTTCGTACGCTGTTAATGCCTATGGTGGTATGGTTACAATGTTGGGAAGTGGTATTAATCCTTTTAGTCCTAAGTACTATAAAGGGGTTAAGATGGCTTTATCGGAGTATGGTTGGGTGGATGATATGATTGGTAAAAACTCTCCCGAATCCCGTAAGGTGTGGACAGAAGCTATTACCGATATGAAAAAATATGGCATAGCTAATGCTAACGTACTTGCTTCTGATATTAGACAAAACTTTGAGCGTGGATTTTTTAGTGAAAAGCTAAGTAAAATTTTTGATCCTGTAAGCAAGGCGTATCAAGCAACAGATACAGCTGCTCGTTTTACTATGTGGACAACTAACCAAGAAGTACTAAGTAAAATATATCCTAGTTTAAAAGGAGAAGATTTAAAGTTAGCAGCTGCTAAACTTACTAACGACACTTTCCAAAACTATGAAAAGTTAAGTAATACTATTCGTGTAGGCTCTAAGTACGGGGTTTTTCCTCAGTTTGTTTCGTTTACTGCTGAGTTTATGCGTAATATATACAACCAAACTCGCTATGCTTTACAAATGGTTAATGGTAGTTTTGGTGCAGAACTTGGTATAAATGTTTCAAAAGCCAACAAAATGGCTATGAGAGCACAAGGAATAAAAAGACTTACCTCTTTAGGTGCTGTTATTGGTGGCACTGAAGCAATACGCCAAGGGTACAATGCATCTCAAGGAATTACTGATGAAGAGGAGTTTGCCTTAAAACAAACAGTTGTACCTGACTTTGATAAAAATAAATCATTACTATTTACAATTGATGAAGATACTCAAAAGATAAGCTATGTTAACCTTTCTTATATTTCTCCTCACGCTATGTTGGCTGAAGCGTTTAATGCAGCTACTGAAGACAGACCCATAGAAAGTTTGACAGAAATTCTACAGGATAACTTTGTAGGTGAAGGTAGTTTTGTAACTCAGTCTGCTATCCAAGCTCTAAATAATGTAGATGCTAACGGTAGAGTTATCTCTGGAGAAGTAAGTAGCTCTAAAAAGTTTGTCGATCAATTAAATTACTTTATATCTGAATCTTTTAAACCTGGTATTTCTAGAGAAGTTGAAAAAATTATAGATACTTCTACTAAAGAAGATCCTCGATATTCTTTTAAAGATATTGCTAATAGACAATTAGGGTACAGGGTTAATACTTTAGACATTGATACTTCTGCCTTTTTTAAAATTAGAGATAAAGTTACTAAAGCACAACAAGCCAAGTCAGATTATACTAACTTAATTAAATTTGGAGGCTCTAGCCCACAACAAGCAAAAGAACAATACCAAGAGTCTAATAGAATACGCCAAGAAAATTTAGCAGTAATATCTAAGCACTATTATGATTTAACAAAATTAGGAATGTCTGAGCAAGAGCGTATTAAAGTTATGAAAAGGGCTGGCGTATCGTCTAAAGATATTATAGCAATTATCAATAACACTTACTTGCCCATACCTGTTAACCCTGAGTTGTCTACTAAAGAGTTTTACGATGAAAGGTTTCAAGGTGTTAATCCTAAACAAATTGTTCGGGATATTCGTAATATTGCCAAAGAAAACAAACCGCTTGCTGTTAAATTAAAGAAAGAGTTTTTGAGTCGTATAAAACAACAAAGAAAAAAATTAACAGAAAAGGAGAAATTAATTCAAAACCTTTCCGTAGAAGACAAGGTTGATTACATTATTGCTAACCCTGATGAGCTTAAAATGCTTTTAAGAAAGGGTATAGTAACAAGAGAAGTTATGATTAGATTAAGACAAAAAGGGTTTAAATTATAATGACTAAGAAAGATAGTAAGCTAAGTAGGGTAGGTGTATCAGGATATAACAAACCTAAACGTACACCTAATCATCCTACAAAGTCTCATGTGGTTGTAGCCAAGGAAGGCGACAAAACTAAGACCATCAGGTTTGGTCAACAAGGAGTAAGTGGTGCAGGTAAGAGTCCTAAGACTGCTGCACAGAAAGCTAGGAAGAAGTCGTTCAAGGCTAGACACGCCAAGAACATTAGTAAAGGTAAGATGAGTGCAGCCTATTGGGCTGATAAAGTTAAATGGTAATAGGAGGAAATAATTATGCCAATGGTAAAAGGTAAGAAGTACCCATATACAGCAGCAGGTAAGAAAGCTGCAAAGAAAGCTGCTAAAAAAGGTACTACTAAAAAACGTAAATAAATTTAAAGGTAATATATCATGAAAAAACTTTTAGTTAATATGAGATATTGGATGGCTCCACTACTAATCATTGTTACTGTGCTTAGTATTGTAATGGGTGGTGCTTTTGTATGGGTTGGTGTTGCATTGTTTGGTGTTGGTATTATTCTTGATACTGCAACAATGAATATAAACCCACCAGGTGCAGGTTTTGATGATAGTGGTGATACAATGGGTATGCCAGCACTTCAAAACGCTGTGATGTACGTAATGCTTCCTGTATTTGCTCTATTGCAAGTGGTGTTAGCATGGCGTGTAATGCAATACGTTGATGCTGTACCCCTAGAAATGACTACAATGCTAGGTCTACCTGTACAGATGGGTATCACAGGTGTAGAACTTGTTGGTGCTGCAATTTCAACAGGTATCTTCGCAGGTATCGGTATCATCTACGGTCATGAGTTATCTCATACTAAAGGTTTCGCCTTCGTTATCTCTCGTCTTATGATGGGTTTAAGTGGTTCATCTCACTTTACGTATGCTCACGTGTACAACCATCACTTAGAGTTAGCACATGAAGATGATCCTGCTACGTCTCCTCGTGGTCGTTCTATCTACCGTCACTTCTGGTTGTCTCACATGGGTCAATCTAAATTCTTATACGGTATGGAACGTACACGGTTAGCTAAACTAGGTAAACGTTTTGTAAGCCTAGATAATCGTTGGATTAAAGGTTATCTAATGAGCCTACCTACTATGTTATTATTCGCATGGGCTGGTGGTTTAGTTGGTATCGCTGCTATGTTCTTAGTATGGACAATCTCTAACTTTGAGTTAGAAGCATTGAACTACATGGAACATTACGGTCTTATCCGTGAGAAAGGTCAACCTATTGACTACCGTCATTCTTGGGATAACGCTAACTTATTCTCTGCTTGGTTCTTTATAGAGATAGGTAGACAAGGTGACCATCATGACCGTGGTGAAACACACTTCTGGGAATTAGATGAAGTGGGTTCTCCTAATGCACGTTGTGGTTACTTTACTGAGTTTGTCGTAGCACTGTTCCCACCCCTATATCATGCTATGATGAAGAAGAAGTTAGCTACTTGGGACAGAGACTTCGCTACTGAAGGTGAGTTACAAATCGCTGCTAAGATTAACGAGCAAGCAGGTTATACAATGCCTGAAGGTCACAACTCTTATAAGGCAATCTAACTATGGCGGCTAAGAAGTCTACAGTAAATAAAGCAGGTAACTACACTAAGCCTACTATGCGTAAGAACTTATTCAACAAGATTAAGTCAGGTTCTAAAGGTGGTAAGGCTGGTCAATGGTCTGCTCGGAAGGCTCAGATGTTAGCTAAGGAATACAAAGCTAAAGGTGGGGGTTATAAATAATATGGCTCTCAAGAAATCACAGAAGAGTTTGAAGAAGTGGACTAAGCAGGACTGGGGTACAAAGTCAGGGAAGCCTAGTACCCAGGGTAGTAAAGCAACAGGTGAACGATACCTACCTAAGAAAGCTAGAGAAGCTCTCACTAAGAAAGAGTATGCTGCGACTAGTGCTAAGAAGCGCAAGGACACAAAGGCAGGTAAGCAAGTATCTAAGCAACCAAAGAAGGTAGCTAAGAAAACTGCAAGACATCGTAAGTAATACACACCTACAAAAAAGCCCCCAAGGATATTTTCCAAGGGGGCTTCTTTTTGCCTATAGTTTAGTGAACCTTTTCTTTTGTACCTAACATTGCACCTACCTGAGATTCTAAAGTATTAACTAACTCTCTCAGTTCAAGATAGTTCTTAGCCCAGCGTACTGGGTCTGCCTCCATTGCATTAGCTAGGTCGTTTACATCTTTATCTAACATACTCTACCCCTCACAAGCTACACACTCACCAGTTGAACCACGAACCCCTGCTTCACTACGTATGTAGTACAGGGACTTAATATACTTATCTTTAAACGCCAGCTTATGCACTCTACTAATCTCCTCTTCTGGAGCATCTGCTGGGAAGAATAGGTTTAGGCTTTGTGCTTGACATATAAACTTCTGTCTTACACTAGCTAACCTAATCAATACCTCTTGGTTAATCTCAAAGGAAGTCTTGAACACTACCTTCTCTTCATCAGTTAGCCAGTCTACTAACTGTACTGAACCATTGTCTGCAATAATAGCATTGATGTTATCATCGTTATAAACACCCTTGCTTCTCATCAAGTCTACTAACACAGGGTTGATACGGTTAATCTCTCCTGCTGGGCTACCCTGTACAAACACATTCTTATATACAGGCTCAATACCTTGACTAACACCACCACAAATAAGTGCACTAGAACTGTTAGGAGCGATGGCTAGGAGGTGTGTATTACGTACCCCTGTACCCTTACACCACTTAGGCTCTCCCTTCGTCTTAGCGAGCCACTCAGAGCCTCTCTTAGCCTCCTTCTGAATGTCTCTAAAGATAGTAGAGTTTAGCATATGTGCTTCCATAGATTCAATATCAATCATGTTCTGTTGTAGGTAGCTGTGGAAACCTAGTGTACCTAGACCCAAAGCCCTACCACTCTCTGTAAAGCGCACTGCTTTCTCTAACCCTTTAATACCTCTACCCATCTGGATAAACTCTTCGGCTACACAGTCTAAGAATACAATAGCATTTTGTACTGCGTCTGTATCTTTCCACTCATCATACTTGGCTAGGTTCATAGAACTGAGTACACACGTAAAGGTATGGAACTCATCAGCAGGTAGGGTTATCTCTGTACATAGGTTAGAAGCCTTTACAGTTAAACCATGAGTCTTGTACGCCTCTGGATTAGCCCTGTTCATTCTATCTATAAATACAAAGTAACCTTTACCTGTAACCATCTTAACTTTGAGAGCACGTTGGTATCGACTAACAGCTTCTTCATCGCCTGCTTCTAGTTGCTTGATGAACTTATCTGTCACTAGCCAACCAATGTTACAATCATCTGGGTTGTTTAATGTATGTGCTGCTACTTCCCAGAAGTCTGTATGCTCTAGTTCGATGTACCCCGCCCATGCGCCTCGTCGTGTATTTCCTTGCGACACATCTCTGCTAAGCTGGATATAGTCTCTAAGGACTGGCAATACCCCAGAAGCATTACCTCCTGAACTGATGGAATCTCCTCTGCCTCTAATTGCGCCAAGATAAGATGAAGTTCCAAAACCGTTTTTTGTAAGTATTGCAGTTTCTTTTTGTGATTCGTAAAATTCATATACACTATCTCCCACGTAGTTACCTGAACAACTAACTGGGCATCCTCTGTTTGTGCCCATGTTAGCTAAGACTGGTGTAGAACAAGCTAGGTGTCCAGACCAGAGCAGGTTAAAGAATACTCTATCCCAATGGTCTTTGTCAACCCCCATGTGTTTAGCTGCTGTACTACTAATACGTTTATAAATACTATATAAGTCTGGGTACTCCTCTGTTGTGTACTTCTCTTTAAGTAACTGCCAAGCAGAAGTACTATACCATTGTGGTAGCTTACCTGTAGCTTGTAGTTGCTTTCGTTCTGCGCTTAGTTCTTCGTATATGCTTTTCATATTACCATGCAAACCTTGTCTCTTGCCAATCCCTATTATAACTGTTCCCCTGTTTATGGAAGAAGTCATGTAGTTGTGGCGTATTAATGTTTTTATAGAACCACTTGGAGATAGGGTCATAGTCTACCTCATATAGTGGGTCTAGCTTTAGTTGCTCAAGACAAAGGTTTAACCTAGCCTGAATAAAGTTCTTCATCTGTAAGTCTGTGATACCTTTAATCTCTCCCTTCTCGAATATCATATCAATGATACGGGACTCATGCTCATAGATTTTACCACAGGTCTTATAGATTTTCTTATCTAGTTCTTTGTTGTCTAACTGTTCACTCTCTTCTCTTAGTGTATTGAATAACCAGGCACCTGCTAGGCTGTGTAGGTTCTCATCCCTTACACTAAAGTTAATACCTGCTGCCATGTTTACTAACTTGTTCTTACCCTCAGCTTGGAAGTGCTTTAGAAAGGCGAAGTTAGAATACAGTACAGCACCCTCTACAATAGAACCAACAGCCAGTGAAGCTAACATATCATCACCATCGAACTGTCTATCTAGCCAGTCCATACGCCCACGTAAGGTCTTATCTTCCACGTAGCTGTTGTAGAACTCCTCCGTGTTTAGGTTCAGCACCTCGTTAATCTTGTTGTAGAAAGGTGCGTGTACGTTCAGTTCAAACATACCAAACACAGAAGCCATACGCTGTATCTCTGGTCGTCTAAACTTCTTACGAATAAAGTCTAGCCAGTAGTCATTACCTACGTGTGTTTCATACAAGGTAAATAGTTTTAGCACAGTAACTACCCCGTGCATTTCTGCCTCTGTTAGATTGTTGTGTAGGTCGTGCAAGTCCTTATCCATACCAATCTCTTTAGCAGTCCAAAATATATCCTCCTGCAACTCTGCAAACTGCTCTGCCTGTGGATATGCAATAACGTAAGCCTCTTGTTTGTCTGTAATCATTTACCCTTCCTTTACAAATATGCCATCTATCATCTGACCCCTACGGTCTTTGATATCATTATACGCATGTTCTAAACATTCATCAATAGATAATTTATGTCTCTCTGCGATGTTGATTAACACTACAATAATATCACCAATATCATCAATAGGACTTTGCCCTGTAGATAATGAGTCTACTAATTCAGTTACCTCTTCGATTAACTTCTTTACTTGTGCTTGGTCATTAGAGCCATTGATTAAGTTCCTTGCATAATGCCAGTTAGTTATCTTCTTAATAGTAAACGTAGCCTTTGGGTTTTCATTATTCGTCATTCCAATCTTCCTCTTCCATCATCTGTACTACCTCTATCTTATACACAAGTGCGTAGCCAATAATCCACTGTACTAAGAATGCGTGTTCGTATGCTTTATACTTAGGGTTAAATATATCATCGTACTCTACGTAAGTTACAAACCCTATAAACGGTAGCCAGAAGCCAAATAGGTTCTTACCAAACAACTTAATAGGGTTGTTAGTATTCATATTACTTACTCCAGTTTTCTAACAACTTCTCAAGATAGTGGATAGCTTTCTTAATATCTTCTTCTCTACTACCTTTGGTTCTTAGCAAATACTTAAGTGCATTACCCTCGTAGAAGTCTAAATGATAAGCATCAATAATATCCCAAGGTTGTATTAGGTGTTTCTTATAATGATCTCCACCTACCTGTTTGTCTGATGCTCTCTCTTCATAGTGTAACCCATCATTGCCGTTCTGCCCAATAATATCTATTCTACTTGTAGCCTTACCACAAACACCCTTATTGATTAGGTCATATCTACCTAACTCTGCAAACTTATCCTCATCACTGTTCATACTTACTTCCTCTCTAAAAACCTGTTTAAAAACTTAGTTTGCTCCTCAGTGAAGTCTAATGCTGTGGGGTCTTCACTATAAATACGTCCAAGTATTGTATGCTTCATAGCCTCCTCATTATCTTGATAAGGCGTTCCCTTAAACTGTCCTATTTGTGATGGGGTTAATTCAAAGTCTAACTTGGGTTTTTTAATCCTTAGTAACAACCTTAGTGCCTCATTCTTAGCTACAGCACCTTGATTAACCTCGCCACTTGAATAGGGATTAAGTATTATAGAGTTATCTTCTGCCGCCATACCACCAACATGGGGGTTCTGTTTAAAGTAAGCATCCTCGCCAGAGTACAACTTCTCCCTAATAGGAAAGCCCAATAAATCTTTAGTTTCCATCTTTTTAAGTTGACTTAAATCATTATTCATACTTACCTCTCAAATATTCTAAGCTAATAGGCATCTCATCAAAGCTACCATTATTAACTTCGTTTAACATCCAAATACCTTTCCAACTACCATTACCCTGACTACCTAAGTAAGCCTCGTCATGTTGATAAAAGATACCAGCAAAGATACCAGTCAATGCAGTACCATCACCACGCTTACTAAAGGCTATGTCCCTGTCTTGTACATGACCCATTACACAACTCATGTGCTTCTTGGTAAGCATAGCCCTAGCACTTGATACTGGTCTGCCCATAACACCACTGGTAAAGAAGTGGCAGAAGCCAACACCCTCAATAATTACTGGCTCTTTGTAGTCGATAACTTCCCAGTCACTTAGGTTTAAATCCTGGTAACCAATAACATCTTCTAGCACTGCATCACATTCCACTGCACGCTCTATACGTTCTTCATGGTTGCCCATTGTAAACACCATACGTGGTTGCCACAACTTCTTCTTATTGCGCTTCAACCTTTTCATCTCTTTCTTGATAGGCTCTAAGAATAAGTCCATAGCTAAGTTGCCAGAGTCAACATCATCTTTGTATCGTCTACCCTCAAAAGACTTCTTACCCTTATCATAGTGAGACAGGCTAGGCATATCCCAATGGTCTCCAAGGTGTACGATAACATCTGGTTTCTTCTCTGCTATGTACTTACCTGCATACAACAAGTGTTCCATAGGTACATCTTTCTTCATCTGTGTATCGGGTATTACTACTATCTTAGTCATAATCAAAATCCTCTAAGTAGTCTAGGAAAGCATCCTTATGAGCCTCCACCAAGTCGTTGTTAAAGTCTAACTCAAGTTCATTATACTCTTCGTCTGTTACATCTTCAACAAAACCTTCGGGTAGTAAGCCTCTAAGGTACAGTTCGTTTAATAAGTCAGTCATTTCAGTTATTTCCAACACACTAGCTTTACCTCCGCACTCAGAACAGTTTCTACCGTACCCAACTACTTCGTAGTCTGGGTCTTCCGCACCACATTTGTAACATATCTTATTCACATTTCTCATCCTCGTTCACCCATTCAATAGGAACTTTCCCAATAGCATACTTTATCTTACGCTTATTGCACCACTCGCTATACTTCTGTGTTTTCTTTTTGGTAGTCCATCCATCTTTTTGAAACAGCATACGTATATCTAATTCTGGGTTACACTTAATAACAGACTCCATCTTAGTTCTGTCACTGGGTTTAAACCACCCCTTAACTTCAATGTATATACCATTAGGCAATCTAAAGTCTGTAAGATACTTAGCCTTCTGCAATACGTGTAGACTACCACAATCTAAACACACCATCTTCCTGGTGGTTCGTTTGTTGTATAATAACGTGGTACATTCATAGGTAAAGTCTTTCAAGTCTTTAGCTACCCTCTCTTCAAACTTACTGCGGTACTTGTTCATAGAATTTCTCTTTCACCAGTGACGAATACAGTTCGCAATAATCGCCAGCATCGTGACCAACTCAATAGCTAGAAGTGCAAGCCTAAATGTTGCAGTGCTTGTCCAGTTTATTAAAATGTTAGTTATCTGCAATCTCTATGTCCCCCTTAATATCCATTGGCATCTTCACATCTTTTTGAAGCATCCAAAGAAGTTGCGTATTCTGTACCATACGCTGATACCACCCTTCTCCGAACTCATCTTTATAGTAGCTTTCAATAGTAGCATCTCTATCCTTGCTCTTAGCCAATATCTTCTCAGCTTTCTTAATACCAATGCCGTGTATTCCGATAATGTTATCAACTTTATCTCCCATTAACATTTGCATATAGAACCAGTGTATACCTGCTTCGTAAGTAACATGGTTGAACTCCTTCTTCACGAAGTTATAATGTTCACCCTCAACCATGAGCAGGTCTTTGTCTATGCTTGCTATCATAGTGTTGTCTGTTTGATTAAGTGCAAGGGCATCGTCAGCTTCCATGCCTTCGATAACCTCTGCCTTAAAGTGCTTAACCATATAGTCCCGTATGGCTTGGTAGTGAATAGGTTTAGCTGTACCTTTACGATTAGCTTTGTACTCACTATCAACTTTTAGCCTAAAGTTATTTTTTCCTGTTAGGAATAACCTGTAACTATCAGCACCCGTATCTTTAATCATACCATTGATAAACCTCTTGGTACTGTGTAAGGCATAGGGCAAAGGCTCTGGTACAATGTTTCCATCGTCATCCTTCCTTTGTGTTGCAAACCCTATACGATACACAATAACATCACCATCAATTAGCAGTTCCATTAGAATGGAATATCTACTTCTGCACCAGTAAGTTCTTCTAGCGACTCTGGTGCATCAATTCGGTTGCCGTGAATATACAATGGTAATCCAAACATACTAGCTTGTGCTGGGTTATCCATATCATCTGCATCACCAGTACAACCATTGGTGATAAGTCCAGCTTCTACACCACCCTTATACTTAGTAGGGATTGGCGTTAGTGAATCAATGTTATCGTATGTACGGTCAGCATTAGCACCCTTACCTTTGGTATGGACAACCACTACGTTACAAGGTTCGTTAATCATGCTGTCCCAATCAGCCTCTACACCTTCTACTGCTGCTTGGTCGAATACCTTAAAGTATTGTAGTTCCTTACCGCGCTCGGTCAACTCATGAAACACGTTAAAGCCCGGTGTCCACAACAATCTAGGCTGTTCTTTACCATCAATCTCTACAGATTGTCCGATAATCTCAATACCTAAAGCCAGTTGCTGTGCTGGTGGTTTCTCCTCACCCATGTACTCACGCTTCTGCATACCTAAGTCTGCTACATATCGTAGTCTACCCTCATGCTCACCTGCTTCTAGGTTTACATACTCAATATCACTACGCTCAGTTGTTTGTTGTTCGCCACGTCTTTTAATAGCCATTTGTTATTTTATCCTCTATTGTTGGAATAACAGTTGTAATTATATCATACCTTTTTTGTATTTGTCAAGCCTTATTTAAAATACTTTCACATCGTTTTCAGTCTCAAACCAAACATGAGCACCACAGCTAAGAGGTTTGTTAGGTCTGTAAACAAACTTGCCTAACTCGTTACCCTCACTATCTAAAATAATTGCTGTATGTCCGTATCGGTTTTCTTTGTACGTCTTACACGTTAGTACAGGGTCGTTCTTGTTTTCCTTCCTGTTCGATTTAATTACGTGCTGGTTTACGTGGATAATGTGTTTCATATTTTACCTCGTCTAATGTATTTCTGCATAAGTTTTACCAAAATCTACATCTACATCTAATCTCCTCTTAAGTTTTAATGTGTCGTTTACTCTACCTACACAGTCTTTTAGAAGTTCAATGACCCTTTCTCGATACCCCAAGGGAGAGTCAAAAACAATCTCATCGTGAAACTGCGCTAACAACTTCACATTCTTTTTAAGTATCTCCTTTACCCACATATCGAAACAGTAAGTGCCAGTACCTTGATTAAGCGTACTAAATATATCCTTTTTGCTTCGTAGTTCATAGTATAAACCACTTACTGGGTTATGCAACCATAGCTTACCATTTACATTCTTAGTAGTCTGGTCATCTGCTATAGCCTTTAGACTCCAGTTCCTATCCCAGTATGCTTTGTGTAATGCTTCTCCCTCTTCAAGTGTAGCCTCTGCCCCCCTGGCAATAGTCTGTGCGCCTGCACCGTAAGTACTGGCATAGTTGGTAGTCTTACCCTTGTGTCTTTGTGCAGATAGCATAGCCTCATCGAACTTACTAAAGTCTTTAGCCTTGTAAGCATCAGCTTGCTCTTGTGTTAGGAACTTAGCCTCCACTGCAATATCTAAATGCGGGTCGAACCCCTCTTTGTTCATCTCCTTTACATAGTCAGGGTCTATAGGCATCATGTAATGCTGCTTAGTCCTGTCCTCCAAACTACTCATGTCACTACCACATAACTCTCTACCCTCTCTTATCGTTAGTAGGCTACGTATCTCACTACCATACGGCATACGTGGGCTAGGAATGTTCACACATACTGCGTGTTTAAACCTTAGCGTGTTAGTCAACCCTTGTATAGCAGCTATAACATAACCATCCTCATCACAGTTCTTAATCAACCCTGACACCAACGCTACCCTGTGACCTAACACCCCAAGTTCTTCTAGGTTCTTTAACTCTGGGTGTTTGTCTACCATTCTAATGACGGAAGGGCATAGCATATCACCTTTCTTTATCTGTGGTATCTTGCGTTGCTTCTGTTTACCCTGCAAATCATAACCATCTTCTACATACTTGTATGTCTGTGGCTTCCAACCTAAACTAAACAACCAGTCTTTAATCTGTACGGGTGAAGTAGCCTTTGGTTCTTTAAAACCATTAGGTATCTTGTGCTTAGCATAACTATTAAAGTTAATACCATGCTCTGCGCACACTTTAGACCACCTCTTACCCACTTCTGATAGTGTACCATCCTGTTTAAAGGGCTTCTGTGGTCGTGTAACGTCCTTAAACACTTGTACTGGTGGCATAGTAGCTTCAAGAGATTTAACAGCCTTAGATTGCTTCTCAGTAAGTTCTACTAATAAGGTGTTAGCTTTATCCACATCTAACTTCCACTTGTTCTGCTCTTGTAGCATGGCACAGTGCATTTTAAATGTAAGGTACTCTACCAAATCGCTGTAGTCATTGCCGTACAGTCCAACCAGGTGTTGCTCTTGTAGCTGCCAGAGCCTAGTGTTAATCTTAACATCCTCGCTACATCTGTGTATGTACTCCTGCTCTGTCAAGCTATCCCAGTCTTCTATCACTGGCTTAGGTATTCCAAACTCAACACCCCAGTCTGCTAGACCATGCTTGTTGCGTTCAGAAAACAGATACCAACTAAGTGCTAGTGTGTCTATTAGTTTGGCTTTTATCTTAATGCTTAGTAACCTCTCTAATACTGGTATGTCATAACGAATAATGTTATGCCCTATAAGTACATCATCTTCTGTCAAGTTGACAAAGAAGTCTTTGTATACCTGCTTACCATTGGCTACCATACAATGTATCTTGTCCGGGTTTAAACCATTTGCTTCAATGTCAAATACGTAATTCATTTTCTTAACGTCCCCCTATACCCAAACATCATACTTCTAAGTACGTGATAGTCTTCTCATCAAAGTACACATCACACTGGTAGTTCTGACCAAAGTCTCTATCAAACAGCATATAAAACTCGCTAATGTTGTGCTTCTCTTCTGGACAATCAGGGCTTCTATCCCTACTGATACCATGCCCATAGTGTGCCCACTTCTCCATTGCCCTACTGCCCGTGAACTCATGACTCAACACCCTAGCACCTTGCTCATGTGAGCGTGAACCTTTGGGCTTAGGGTTGACATGACTGTAACAAAAGATAGTGATTGGGTACTTCATCACCAGGTCTGCCATATCTGTCATTATCTCATTCAGCTTGTCGTTTGCTTCGCTTGCTGTAAACATACTAACTAGTGCAGTGAGTGGGTCTAAGATAAAGATGTTGATGCCATCAAGTAAGTGCATCTCTTCCATAGCTATTCTTATGTCCTGCCAATCACGACTAGCACTCCTGTCGTAAAACCTAACCCTACCTTGCATTGACAGTAACGTGTGCTTTAGCATTTCTGGGTCATAGCTAACATCAGGTCTCGAATAGTCTACCCTGTCATGCTTGCCTGCTAACTTCTTAGCTGTCTTAGCTGGTGCGTTTTCAAGGTCAAACATCCCTACGTTCTGGCTCTCACTGTAAACCAGGTGCTCTACTAACTGGTGCTGGTGGTCTGTCTTGCCAATCTTAGGCGCAGCACCTACGATGTGGATAGTGTTGGGTCTAATACCAAATGTCGCTCTTGTTACCGTGTCCCAAGGGAAACTGATACCCATCTTAGGCTGTTCAAGTGCTTTGTCGATGAAGTCCTCAATATCTAAGACTTCACCTTGTCTGATAGGCTTACTATCCCATACTGCTGCTTGATATAATTCCTTTCCTCTGTCGGCTAACAGCATATCATTAGCATCTTTTAATGGTAGATTGGCGACCTTAAACAATGGGAACGACTTAATGATATCCTTTGTAGCTTTGTTACCAGCTTCATCATTATCTAATACTAAAATCACTTCGTTGTACTTTTCTACAAAGTCCCTATTATTAACCATATCCTTTAATGCAGATGACGCACCACGTGTAAGTGATACCACAGAAGGTAGGTATTGTTTGTACTTGCTGGGAGTATTATCAATAATGGTCTGGTATAACGCCATAGCATCACATCTGCCCTCAGTTATGAACAGCTTATTGCTGCCGTTACTACTGGCTAGGCTCTTGCCCCATAAATCAACAGCACCTTTCCTGTCACCTAACGCTTTAAAATCTTTGGTTGCTACCTCCCTAACCTCATAGCCCGTAACCTCTCCCGCTTTAGTATCTGGGTAGTAGTGGTGG